GGCAAGGAAATATTCTACATCACAACATCATACAGGGCAGCAAAAATGATCTTGTGGAAGCCTCTTAAAAATAGATTGTTGGATCTACGTTGGGCCAGCAAGATCAACGAGAGCGAACTGTCAATACAACTTGTAAACGGATCCACTATAAGTCTAAAAGGATCTGAAGACCCCAACAGATTGCGTGGTGTGAGTTTGGATTATGCTGTAATAGATGAAGCAGCAGAGGTGCAACTTGAAGAACTTTGGGGTGAAATACTTCGTCCAGCACTGGCAGACAAACGTGGTGATGCTATGTTTATTGGCACACCCAAAGGCAAGGGCAATCCTTTCTACGATATGTATGTTCAAGCAAAGACAACACCAGGTTGGAACAGTTGGCAATATACTACACTGGACGGTGGCTTTGTCAGTGAAGAAGAAGTTGAAGCAGCAAAAGCAGATATGAACGAACGCCAGTTTAGGCAGGAGTTTTTGGCAACTTTTGAAACATATGAAAATCGTGTGGCTTGGGCATTTGATAGAGACACGCACATACGCAGCATTGATGATCCAGACACAAGAATCATTTATGTGGGATGCGATTTCAACCGTAATCCAATCCACGCAACTGTCAGTGTCCGTGTGGGGGAAGATATCTACGTCATAGACGAGATATCTATGTATAGTTCAGACACTGACGAACTGGCAGATGAAATAAAAAATCGCTATCCCAGTTCCAAGGTTTTTGTTTATCCTGACCCCAGTGGCAGCAGAAAGCAAACTTCAAGCGGTGGACGCAGTGATCACATCATACTTGAGAACGCTGGCTTTGTTGTTAAAGCACCAAGAAAACACGATCCAGTGAGAGATAGAATAAACGCAATCAATGCACGATTTAAGACAGCAAGTGGCGAAAACCACCTGTTTATAGACCCTAAATGCAAGGCTACGATAAATAGTTTGGACAAGCATACTTTCAAAGAGGGAACAGGCATCCCAGATAAAGACACAGGCTTTGATCACGCCTTTGACGCATTATCTTATCATATCGCCTATGTTTTCCCACTTAAAAAGGACAGAGAAGAAGAGCAACCAGGACGCTGGGGACTTGCTCTAACATAAAGGAAACCATATGGCTAACGCAACACAAACAATCGCAAATGAGATTGCCAAGGTCCTGTCAGGCAATGACATTTACAACACATATCGTCCGCAATACAAATATCTACTGGAAAGTTATCTTGGTGGAGACGAGTATCGCAAGGCAGGACACCTACAACGATATCAAACAGAAACACCACAGGAATACGATTTAAGACTAAAAACCACACCACTGGACAATCACTGTGCCAGTGTTGTCAGTGTTTACACCAGTTTTTTGTTTAGAGAAGAACCCTACAGAGATTTGGGCAGAATGGGTGAAGATCCACAAATGGCAGACTTTTTGGAAGACTGTGATTTTGAAGGAAGAACACTGAACCACTTTATGAAAGACTTGAGTGTTTGGGTAAGTGTATTTGGTCACAGTTATGCTCTAGTGGCAAAACCCAACATTGGTGCTGAAACAAGAGCAGATGAAGTAGCCGCAGGTGTGCGTCCTTACTTGAGTATGATCAACCCACTGTATGTTTTGGATTGGGAATACAGCAGAGATGTCACAGGTAGATATCAACTGGACTATTTCAAATACATTGAAGAAATCAACGGATCAGTAACCACTGTCAAAGAGTGGACACCAGACACTATCAAAACTTCAATCGTTGATGAAGAAAACAATGAAATAAATGATATTATTGTAGAACCAAACGGAATGGGCAAGATTCCTGTGGTTATCTGCTACAACAAAAGAAGCAGTGTTAGAGGCATTGGTGTTAGTGATCTAGCAGACATCGCAGACCTACAGAAGTTTATCTACAACGCTATGAGCGAAGTTGATCAAAGTATACGTCTAAACACGCATCCAAGTCTTGTGAAAACCCCAGACACAAACGCAGGCATTGGAGCAGGTTCAATCATACATATGGAAGACAACCTTGATCCAGGACTCAAACCTTATTTGTTGGAGTTCACAGGTGCTAGTGTAAGCAGCATATATGAAGCCATCAACAACGCTGTGGGCAGCATTGACAAGATTGCCAACACAGGTGCAGTCCGTGCAACAGAAAGCAGAACAATGAGCGGTGTTGCTATGGAAACAGAGTTTCAGTTGTTGAACAGTCGTTTGAGTCAAAAGGCACACAGCATTGAACTTTGTGAAGAAGGCATTTGGCAACTATGGGCAGAGTATATGGGCTATGATTGGGAAGGCGAAATACACTACCCAATGAGTTTCAATGTGAGAGACACACACAACGACCTAGAGTTTTATATGACAGCATTGTCCAGTGGTGTGCCATCACAGGCGTTCAAACGTGAGATCTACAAAAAGATTGCTGATGTTGTTGTTGGAGACAGTGATGAGTTTGACACTATCAAAGCAGAAATAGATGCTGCTCCATCAGGTGATTACAGCACTGTTGAAATGCAGTTTGAAACACACACTATGACAAACCCAGAAACAGGTGAAACTCGTGTTGTGGACACAGAAGAAGAACACTTGCGTTTGGGTGATCTTGGGTGGATTCATCAGTAATGGCAACAACCCAACAAATAAACAACCACGATGCAATAATCAATCGCCAGGTTGCTGACTTTGGAAGAGGGTTATCGCCACTGTTGACTGATCTTTATGATGAACTTGCTGGTTTGCCAAATCCCACTAGACTGGATGTTCAAAGACTGTTTGAACCTGTTCGTCGTTATGCTCAAGCACAGATCACAGAGATAGATGGTGTGTTTGCGGACAATGATGAGATCAACAATGAAGTGTTGGGTCCAGTTGTTGTGGATACATCACAACTTCGTGCAGAGGCTGCTGCCAGTTTAAGTTCAGCAGTTGAAGCAGAACAAAACAACATAATGAGTGTGATTGCAACCAGTGCCTTGGTAGGTGGTGCTACAGTGGCCACAATCCGTGCATTGAGAAAAAGCAAAAACGCCATCATCAACAGATTAAAGATTGCATTAGGCACAAACATAAGAAGTGTGGATAATGCGTATACACTGCTCAAAAGCAGGGCCAGTGGTGCTGACCCCAAGTATCGTTATGTAGGTGGGATCATCAAAGAAAGTAGACCTTTCTGTAGATCACACGATGGAGATGTAATGACTGAAAGTGAAATCCGTAGGATTTGGAACAATCAAACTTGGCAAGGCAAAAAACCAGGCGATCCTTTTGTGGTTCGTGGTGGTTATAACTGCAGGCATATGTTTGTGCCTGTTAAATAAAGGAGAGTAAAATGAAAAAACGCAAAGGTTACGGCAAGGGCGGTAAGAAAAAATAAGAACTCTACACCCGTATAACGGAGCAAAGAGTCGTAAAACCATCATTTCTACCCCTTATGTTGAACGATGGCATAAATAACACACAGAGGACGGCAATGCCGTCTGACAACATTTACTCATAGGAGGATACGTTACAATGGACGGTGAATCATTGGAGACAAGTCAGGCAACTGATGCCACAAAGACTCAAACAACAGAAAATCAGGCACAGGCAGAAACCAAGTATTATACACAGGATGAGTTTGACAAACATATGGCTGGAATGCGTAAAGCGATTGAAAGCAAGTTTGAAAAACGTCTTGCAGAACTTGGAGACTTGGATGAACTTAAACAACTCAAAACGCAGGCTGAACAGCAAAGAGAGCAAGAAGCACTCAAGCGTGGTGAGTTTGAAAAGATCCTACAAGAAAAGGCTGCCAAATGGGAAAATGAGTTGAAACAGCGTGACAACGTCATTAAAGAATACAAGGTAAACACGCCAATCCTTGAAGCGGCAAGTCGTTACAAGGCAGTGGCACCAGAGCAAGTTAGAAGCCTGCTCAACAACCAAGTAAGAATGAATGACGTGGGCGATGTGGAAGTTGTAGACAACACAGGCAGTGTTAGATACACAGATTCAGGAACTCCACTAGGTGTTGATGATTTAGTAAAAGAGTTTTTGGAAAAGAATCCACATTTTGTTAGCCCAGCACCAAGCACAACAAACACAAAGACTCCAAGCGGG